CCCTTAGTTGGTATTATCCAACTCAACAGAAGAAGTTTTTAGGCTTCCCTGTTGCCCGGGGTCCAATTACTTGTGATCCCGGACCGTTCACGGTATCTACCCTTATCATGATTAGTGATAAGAGTCAGCCGTGGTTTCAGCCTCTTCCCGGTCAATTCAGACCTGAAAGGCTTCGCCGTAGGATGGTCTATCTCCTTGAAGGGAGATGGCTTCTCCTCTAGTACACACCCAACACCTCTCTTTGGAAAGGGAAGGGAGACGGGTGTGCTTGGGCTCCGCAAAGCCCTAAACAGCAACGGTTCATGGCGCAACTCAACTCGCCTATCTGCCTCAAAGGCAAGATACTTGAATCTAATCGTTCCATGTTGGTCGCGTGTCAGGGTTTTGGGAAATCCAAACACTCTCGCCGCTTCGTAGGTGAGCTTTACACCGCTGTCATCAGGAAAGTCTAGCGGAACCACAAGTGGCTCGCCAAATCTCACCTCGGCTATTAGGCCGGTGATGAAAGACAGTGTCGAAGGAACTTCACTCCACGACCAACGACGCAAAAGCGTATTGGCCGTCTTGTAGAGATAGGCTTCGGCTTGACGCTTCCCAGCGTCGATACCAGAAGCCCTCCCGAGAAGGAAGGGCCTCACGTCTATCCCATGGTAAAAATCATGACCACAGGACTCTCTGAAGTTCCCCTCACTAAAGGTTTTATCCTCGTTTATTAGGAGTCCCAGTTTTCCGAACACATCACACACCGTAAGGTGCATTTGGTGATCGTAGATGAGATCATCCCCGAAGACACTGACCACCGTCTGCTCTGAGAGCTTCAAGTGATCCCTGATCGCAAGGAGTAAACAGAGAAAAACAAGAGTCTGCAGCGGGAAGGTAAACCCTATGCCCATCGTACTGAACGTTTTAGTGTCCAGCGTGCGGCCGTAGAGTCTCATCTTGCTGATCCTACCAAGCTTAAGGGCGGATGCCCATGGGCGAGGAAGGAGAAGGTCTACCAAGTGGCAAGTGATGTTATCACTAGCCATACTTTGGTCTGCAGTCACAAGCGAACCTGTGATTGAGCCGATTCGAGCTAATTGACCATGGGCATCTTGAAGATGCTTGATGTCATACCCGTATCTTCGGAGACGGCCCTCGATGACGCGCCCCAGGCCACCAGTGTACAGAGTGCCAATGGTGGTGTTCGGAACGATCATTCTAAGGGATTTCCAGGTCTTGTCGACAAGAACGGCCTCGACCTCGTCAACTTCACGGTAGGGTGGCTTGCTAAAAAGCACTGCCCTTCGCTGGCCATATAAATGGCCAGGTCTATGATAAGAAGAAAATATCTTGTCATACCACGTGATGTGATCGAGAGAACCCGTTATAGGCGCCTCAAAACGCTCGCTTTCGCAAGCTTTTGTTAGAGGTATGCCAACGGACGACTTTTTGCCGAACGTTGCCTCATCCATGACTTCCAGAGGGTCAAAATAACCCAAAATCTGGTCCACATACCCACGAGCCCCAAAAACTATCGATCTCACGATCGGGTCGTCTGGGAACTCGAAGTTCGACAGCCGCTCTTGATTATCCATGAATTTCTTCACGGAGTCCTCTCTGAGCTGAGCTGGAGTATGGAGGTCATGTTGAAACTGATACTTTTTCAGAAGCGAAAGCATCTGATAGAGTATCTTGAAGTGATAGGGTTGATGAACCTTTTCACCTAACGCCAACTGGCGGACTTTGACCACGTTGCGAGAAGCAAAAGCTTCGGTGACAGCGTCGCAGTCTGGACCAGACCAGAAGGGCTTGAAGTCTTCGAGTAGATGATCCGCGAGTTTCCAAGCGAATTCATCGAAAACGAATGGTTTTACGTCTTTCACGGTTTTCCTTCAATGAGTTTAGAAAGGAGAAGAAAGGGCTCTAGGGAGTCCCTGAGACCACTTCCGCGGGCCGCACACTCTGGTTCGACACTACCGTGAAAAATATCACGGCAAAGATCAAAACCATTGCGATAAGCTTAAGAAAATTATCCACAGTGCCTCCAAAATCTCCGTGAGGAGACTAGACCAGTCCATGGCTTACGCCATAGATCCGGTTGCCCAGAAATTGTCGGTGTCCGAATCGCCGGCGAGCATTTGTGATGCAAGCTTATTGAAGTCGGTCGCATTGGCGGCGGAAAATTCGGGATGAACTTCCCTGCTGATGCGAAACACGTTGAAGACAACGGCACCGGATGCAAGCAACATCGGAATCACAAAAGTGATTTCCTTCTTGTCGCGAGTGTAAGTGCCATCGCTCAACAATGTCGGCGCCTTGTACTTAAACGTGACGTTTTCACGTACACGATAGTCGGCGGTCGCCGGAACCACCAGATGCACACCGTTATTGACGGTCAAACCATCGTCTGCGAAGACTTTGGCGGTGCCTCCTGAGGGCGTAATGGTGGCGCCCGTGAGGAGTGACATGCTTTTCAAAGGCATGATTTTTCACTTTCTAGTGAAGCCTGCGCCTCTGAGCAGCTCGAGAATGAGTGCCAGATGGTCGCGGGTTTGGTTTATGGAAAGATCTTTCGGATTCCAAGTCGGAACCGAAAACGTGCTCACCGACGGGTTGGCTGTGCGTTCGAACGTCCGGTGCCGATAGGCACTGGCAGTTCCACCAGGTATAGTCCACGGGTAGCCGGATATCACGATGTCGCTAGGAAGCCGAGTTTGCACTTGGTCTCCTGTTGACGTACGTGTCGTCCAACTGCCTTTGATGGTCACACCTGGCTTCGGAACAATGGCATCAAGCCACGCACCGACAGACACGAACCGATCGACGATGAAAGAAAGTGGTACTAATTCCCAGAGGCTGGACGGGACGTCAGCAAGGCGTAAGCCCATGTTGCGTTTTGTCGCAGCCTCCAAGCCGTCATCAAAAAGTTCATAAAGAACTCCAGATGATATCTTGGTTTTGAGAACGTACCTACGGAGCATCGGCAGTGTTCCAAACACTGGACCGGACCCCGTATACAGCTCAGGCCCACTGTCATATTCGACGTTGTGGGACCTTCGGGCCACTAATCTCGTCGGTTTGTCAAAATGGCTTGTATTCTTGAGCCATGCATCCCAGATGCCCTCGATGTCATACATTAGGGGTTTCCACCCCAGTCTGTACTCCAACCAAGCACTTGCGGTAGCACTTGCAAGATCCAGCCCTTTCTTGACCAACGCCGCTTTTCTAAAGATCACCTTATTAAGGAGTTCCTCAGATCTACGGAAAGGCGATGCCAACATTCGAGCGGTTTTACCCGACTCGACGACCGTAACGTACGATTGCAGGTCTACACTGGCCACTTTTGAGTAGGCTTCCTGTAGGGTCCATGCTTTCGCCTCGTCTGTCCTCGTTGACACCCATCCCGGTACAGTACTGCCAATGGCATACTCGGCCGTGATGCTCCCGTCAACAACAACTCGACCCCATGTTGGGATCGGGCCGACCTCGACGTGCTCTATGACTGGGAAGTCATATTGCTCGTTCTGGAGAGTAACGGGACTCATGATCACCTGACCAGCCGCTCGTAGCTTCCGAAAGTTCGGAGTCACGACATCGGTTATGGTCTTCAGGTCCGAGTGGACGATCTTGCCTGTCGACCAGGAGCCTTGTCCGTTTTGCACGCCGTCGGCGGCATAACTGACGTAGCTCCCTTTAGATAAGGTTCGACCGCCCTGAGACCTGAATCGAGTCATGAGAAAATACCTGTTAGAGGTCGACGTGAGAGAAATTGCTCACATCAAAGAAAGCCCTTTCGGG